CCCTCTTCCGGATCCGGAAGAGGGCGATCTGTACAACGTGGGTACCGCTCCCCCGTACAATATTTATCGGTGGACTGGCAGTGCATGGGAAGACCAGGGCAAGGTGCAAGGCGGGCAGGGCGAGCAGGGGGAAAAGGGCGACAAGCCCATAAAGGGTGTGGACTACTGGACGGAAGAAGACAAAGCTGAAATCGTCGAAGAAGTCATCGAAAGCACAAAAGGTCTCACAGATGACAACCTTGATTTGCTGTGGTCGAACATCAACCACAGTACGGCATTTGCAGCGCAAGTGGTATCCCTTCCGGCGTTGGCTGATTACAAGATTATTGCGATCCGATTCAAGGGGTACGTACAGTTTACGGAGTACAGTCCCTTGATTCTTTATCAGGCAGACGATACCCGCAAGATTGGTACAGTGGTTTCCGCAACCACGGAAAACATCTTTGCACGTCCTGTAACCATCAACAAAGCGGCGCAGACCGTCACCTTTGGAAGCGGCAGCAAAAACGGCGACACGATGGCCTACAACGACAATAATTTTGCCATCCCGGTTGAGATTTACGGTGTGCGCTGGGGCGGTGGTGGCAGTGGTGGCAGTGGCGGCAGCGGTGGCGGCGCAAGTGATGAAGCCGTTGAAGAGCTTGAGCAGCAAATTGAAGATATCCGCAGCATTGTGAACCAAAAGGCTGATGTGTTTGATGATACGGAGAGAGGGAACCCGCTGGCGATCCAAGATGCTGTTGCAGCAACTGCCGTGAAAATTGTATCGTACATCGAGCCTGCGCAAGCGGGAAGCGGAGACCCTTTGCCAGATAATATACGGACAATAACTCCGTGGGAGAGCGTGAGCGTCACAAATGAAACATCCGGCGAGACATTGACTGCGGAACTAAATCAACCAGTTTATGGCGGCATTTTGGACTGGACAACAGGCGTGCTGACGATCGATCGCCAGACAACGACCATCGGTGCGCTGACTGTGGGCCATTCAGTAACAGATTATCAGAATTTCACCCTAACTGGATTCACGGACGCTTTACTGGTGGGCGACGATGTGGTAACGGCGGTCAGTGACAAATTTAAGGGATTAACCAAAAACACCATTTCGGCTAAAACTGATAATTACCTTTGGGCAAACCCTGCATACCCAACGCAGATCAGAATAAAATGTGCAACGCATGATATGACCGGTGCCGAATTTAAGGCGGAGTTTGCGGATACACAGATTGTGTACAGGCTGGCAGAACCTTACACCATCCAGCTAACTCCCCAGCAGATGCAAATGCTTAAAGGGCAGAACACCTTGCAAAGCAACTGCGGTGATACAGAGGTCACTTACTTTGTGACCACCAAAGGCTACATCGACAAGAAAATTGCTCAAATTGCTGCTGCGATATTGAGCAAATGAAAGGAGAATTAAGCATGAGAAATGTTTTTCTTCAGGCTATGAATGAACTGTTTGACCTGTCTGTAATGCTGGGCAGGATCAACTATCACCATGCACGGGGCAATCTGACCGATGCAGAACGGGAAGAGCTTGTTGCCACCGCCCGTGAAAAAGCGACCCCCCTTGGTGTTTTGGATGTGGCTGAAAAGCTGAAAGAGCTTGACCAGCGGATCACTGCCCTGGAAAAAGGCAACGCCGTAAACGACGGCGGCGATGAGGAGACCATCGAAGAGTATGTTCCCGGCAAATGGTACTACAGTGGGGCCAAGGTGATGCACAAAGGCAGCAGATACAAGTGCACCGCCCCCGAGGGTGTTGCATGCGTATGGTCGCCTGACGAATACCCTGCATACTGGGTGCTGGATGATTGAGCATAGAGAACAAAGGAGGCGGAGCACATGGGGAAGCCAACAGGGGCACAAGTGGCAGCGGCCGGGGCATCGCTGCTGAAGCATGCTGAAGAAATGACAATCCCATACGTAGCCAATGGACACACGCTGGCCGGGATGGACTGCCAGGGGCTTGCAGAGTTTTTGTTGACACAGTGCGGGTACCTGTACAAAGAGATCAACCTGAGCGGGAGCAATGCGCACTACAGAGCGTGCGAATGGACAGGCACGCCGGAAGAATGCGTGCAGAGGTTTGGGGAAGTGCCGGAGGGAGCCTGGATATTTATTGTGGCGAACGACGGAGGAGAACCTGCAAAATACCGAAACGACGGAAAAGGAAACGCAAACCACATGGGGGTATACCTGGGCGGAGGTGTGGGCATCCATGCCAGCCAGAGCAGAGGCAAGGTGGCCGCAAGCGAATTTGCGGGGAAAACCATCAAAAACGGCGGATGGAATATGGTCGGCCTGCCCAAATGGGTGGACTACGGGCTGGAGGCAGAAACGCATGCGAATGCGGAAAAGACAGAAGCAGCGGTACTGGAAGGCGTGAGCCGTGTGCCGGAGGATGTGAGCCGGTTTTATACGGTGAAAAGAGGATGCCTTGGGGGCGCTGTGCGCAGGCTGCAGGAGTGGCTGGTGGAGGCCGGCTATGACATAGGAACCGCAGGCATAGACGGCGACTTTGGCAGAGCTACAGAAGAAGCGCTGAAAAGGTTCCAGCATGAGCGAGGGCTGCAGGTGGATGGCATTTGCGGCCAGAGGACGTGGAGCGAGCTGGCATGGATCAGAGCAAAGGGCAGAAACGCATGAAGGAGGAGAACAAATGACGAGCGTATGGGATAAGATCATCAAGATGCTGGCCGGACTTGGCGGAGCGATTGCCGGAGCCTTTGGGGGCTGGGACATGCTGCTGACGGTGCTGATGGGCATGATGGCGATCGACTACATGAGCGGCCTGGTGGTGGCGGCGATGGGAAAAAGCGAGAAAAGCCCCACAGGCGGATTGTGCAGTGCTGTGGGGTTTGCCGGCATTGCCAAAAAAGGGCTGATGATGCTGGTGGTGCTGGTGGGAGCTATGCTTGACAAGGCCATGGGCGCCACCCATGCAGTGTGCAGGGATGCGGTGTGCTGGTTCTACATCGCCAACGAAGGCCTGAGCTTTCTGGAAAATCTGAACAGGGCGGGGGTGGAATTTCCCGACATGATACAGAAGGCGCTTGGGATGAAGAAAGACGCAGCAAACGCTGGAACAGAGAGTGAAGGGGAAGAGGAAATCGAATGAATTTTCAAATGTTTGCGGCCCAGCCGTGGACAGAGGAAGACCTGCAGCGCCTGACCATTGAGGAGGAAGAGGTGCTGCGGGCACGGCGGAGGCATTCGGTGGTGGAGACAACGTTTGTATGCAACAAAAGCCGATCGGCAGTGATGAGAGCGCAAGACCGGATACGGAAAAAGCTGGGATAAAAAGAAGCCGGGGAGTTATTCCCCGGCTTCTTTTTTTGTGGGACTTTTGCGGGACAAAGAAGAGACGAAAGCGGGCCTTTGCCCGCTCTTTTTTGTTGCACAATTTGGGCATGGAGGTGGAGCAAGAAATGGCATACGGACAGACCCCTTTTGGGGGATTTGTGGGACAGCAAGGGCAGCCATACGGGATGATGCAGGCACAAATGCAACAGATGCAGGGAATGCAGCAGCAGAGCCAAAGCAACGGCATGGTGTGCAGGCTGGTGAGTTGCGTGGAAGAGGTGAGGGGCTGGCCGCTGGACCTGAGCGGCGCACCGATGCTTTTTTACAACCCGCAGGCCCAGAAGTTTTACACGAAGGCGATCAACCCAATGACCGGCGGGAACACGGTGCTGGAATTTGTGCCAAAGGCACAGGAGCAGGAAAACGAGCAAAAGGAAGACCCAAGCAAGAGAATGGCTGTGCTTGAGAGGCTTTTTGCAGACGAGAGGGAGAGACTGGACAAGCTGGAGGGCATCATCGCAGAGGCACAGAGGCGTGGAGCGATAACCGCCAGCAGACGAGGAGAGGTGCCTGGTGACTAATCCGTTACAGATGGTTTTTCAGGCGATGCAGGGCGGGATGCACCCGCAGCAGGTCATCGGCCAGATTATACAGCAAAACCCGCAAGTGAGACAGGCCATGCAGATGCTGGATGGAAAAAGCCAAAGCCAGCAGATGCAGATGCTGCGAAACATGGCAGCGGAAAGAGGGACCACGCTGGAGCAGGTGGCACAGCAGATGGGCCTGAGACTGAAATGAGACAGCACCCGGGGCGTGCACACCCGGTTGCAATATAAAAATGGAGGAAAAAAGACATGGAAGATAGTTTCGCCACTGGCTACGCCATTGGCCAGAATGATGCCAGCTGCAACAACGGCAGCAACGACGGCATGGGCGGATGGGCTGCGTGGCTGATCCCGTTGCTGTTGCTGGGACTGCTGTTCGGCGGTTTCGGCGGAGGCTTTGGGGGCGGTTTCGGAGGCGGTGCAGGCCTGCAGGGCATTGCCACTCGCTACGACATCACATCTGGTTTTCAATTCAATAACATTGAAAACGGCATCAGAGGCATTCAGCAGGGCATTTGCGACAGCACGTATGCACTGAACAACAGCATTATGACGGGATTCCACGGCGTGGATAACGCCATATGCAATCTGGGCTACAACGTGCAGCAGGGCTTCAACACCCTTGGTTACCAGCAGCAGCAGTGCTGCTGTGAGACTCAGCGCCTGATTGAGCGTGGTTTCTGCGATATCGGGTACAACATGGCCACCAACACAAGCAACATTGTGCAGGCCGGCCACAGCGATACCGACCGGGTGCTGGCCAAGCTGGACAGCATGGAGCGTGACCGCCTGAACGACAAGCTGGATGCGCTGCGGCTGGAAAATCAGAGTCTCAAGTTTGCGGCGTCTCAGGCTGAGCAGAATGCTTACATTGCTGCCAACCAGGATGCGCAGACCGCAACGCTGCTGCGCCGGCTGGGAGCAGAGTGTCCCGCCCCTGCCTACCTTGTGAATGCGCCCACGCCTGTGAGCTTTCCCACTGACAGCTGCGGCCGTGTGACATTCACCCGTAGCGGCGGCTGCAACTGCAACGGAGGCTGCAACGGATTTTGCTGAGGGAAGGGCGGCGGGTGAAACATCCCGCCGCTTTTTGAGAAGGGAGTGAAACAGGATGTGCAACAACAACAGGATACCCTGCTGCTGGATATTCAGCGAAGAGGTTGCGTTTGACGCTGCAACCAACGTGCTGACCATAACGCTGCCCGAGGGAAGCTACAACCGTGGGCGTTGTTTTCAGCTGGGGCTGGCGCAGAACCTGCCGGCAGAGACAACCATTGGCGCCCTGGTGGAAATCGCCATTGGCGACGGAACGGAGACCTATCCCCTGCAGCGGTGCGACGGTGTGCAGGTGACAGCTGCGGCGCTCAGGTATCGCAATCTGTACCCGGTGAAGGTGGCCACCAATGCCACAACGGGCGCATTTGTGGTGCAGGGCGGGCTTTGCTGTGCACCGGTGACCATGCTGGATGCGCTGACCGGAGACGCACCTGCTGAGACCGGAGGTGGCGCCTGATGGCAATGGGAAAAGGCATGAAAATGTACCTGATGGCGGCAGAGCGACAGGGCGAGCAGCGCAGAAACCAGCAGCAGGGAGGCGGCCGCACCTACAACCTGGACGGCACTTATAACGTGCAGGTGGGCGGCGGCGGAAATCGTGGCGAAGGCGGAAGCGTGCGGACAGGCGGGAGCCGGATCGGAGATCCACGCAGCGAGTATGGCGGTGGGATGGAGAACCGGCGCAGTGAATACGGCGGCGAAATGAACGAAGCACGTTATCGTGGCCGGGACGGACGGTACCACGCTGGGAGAAGGCGCAGCGAGTACGAAGGCGGCGAGACCATGAGAATGGGCGGCTATGCTGGCAACCGCATGGGGAAAGATGGCGGCGATGAGGAAGAGGAGACCTACGAGGTGACCATCGCACCGAAGGACAACATCCTGCCCATGGTATGGCCCTATGCGCCCAGAAATGAGGGCGGAGACGAGAGATACTCCAACTACGGAAACTCCGACAATCGCACTGACCGCCAGATCGGGTTTGGCGCCCGGATGAACATGGGCGAGGAGCAATACAAGCAAAGCCATATGCACAAAGGCGAAGCCCGGGGCATGGAAGAGATGGAGTTTGACGAGCAGACCGCCCGTGAATGGGTGGACAGCATGGAAGGCAACGACCGCAACCATCCAAAGGGCGGAAAGTGGCAGCCTGAGCAGCTGAAGGAACTGGCCAAGAAGCATGGCGTGCCAACCAGCGGGAAGGAATGGTGGGAGTTTTACGCCATGGTGAATGCCATGTATGCGGATTACAGCGAAGTGGCAAAGCGATACAACATAACCAGTCCGGACTTCTACGCATTGATGGCGCTGGCATTCATCAACGACAAAGATGCGGTTGGAAACAAAGTGCTGAAATACAGGGAATACATCGCCAAATAACAAAGGCCCCGCCTGACGGCGGGGCTGATTTTTTACGGAAGAGGCAGGAAAGAAGCGGCATTGATGCCAGCAGCATCAGCCAGAGAAATAAGAGAAGCCACCAGAGGGACGTTGCGGCTGTTTTCCCATGAAGAGACGATGCCTGACTGGGGGAGATTGCAGAGGGAGGCAAAAGCACGGGTGGAAAGCCCAAGAGAAGCACGCCATGAGCGGATGCGCTGGCCGATGGTGGAGCCTTGCAGTGGAACAACGGGTGGAGGATCGTCACCATAGAGAATCCAGGACGGGTCTGAGGCAGTGGCAGCGCAGAAGGCCGTGAAACGATCCGAGCGCATGCGCAGAGGATCTGAGAGAGACTGTGAGACGGTTTCACGGTTCTGCTGCATGGGGACGGCCAGTGCGGTGAAAGAAAGGCCGGAGCGAGTGTGGGCATAGGAGACACGATCGGCAACAGTGGCAGTGGGAAGAGAAAGGGTGCGGCGGTGGTGAATGGAGTAGGTGGAAGGCGTTGCCAAAGTGGTAGGGTTGATAATGCTACTGTGACACTTTGGCAACGCCTGAGCTACCCCAAAGAGGCAGGCACTCCGGCGGGATTTATGGTTATATTCTCGCCATCCCAGATGACAGAGGAAACGACGGAACGGATAAGGCGGCGCCTTTCGTCGTGAGTAAGAGAGGAAAAGCCATCGCCGAAGGAGGCAAACAAGGCGCAGGCCTGTTCTGCGAAAGAGAGCTGTTGCTGAGAATCCAGCTGGGAGGCTGTGAGTTCGGCAATGGCATCTTCTTTTTCGGAGATTAGCTGGGACAGATCCTCCATGCGCTGATAGATCTGCTGGCGGGCAGCAGCGGGGACGCCTTCAGCCAGGGTGTCGGTGAGGTTGTCCATCTGTTGCTGTGCTTTTTGGACTTCCAGCTGCAAGGCCCGAATGCCTTCCTCTGCAGCATGGGCGGAGGAAGCGGCCAGCAGAGAAACGCTGGATTGATTGAGAGAATCAAACTGTTGGGAAAGCTGACGCAGATGATCGAGCACGATAGCGTCCACGTCGTTGGCGGGGGCGTTTTTTATTGTGCACAGATCGCCCCGGCTATCAACTTTTCGCGTGCAGATGTAGGCAACACGGCGGGAACCATCGGGCAGCGGTGTGCCGTAGGTTTTGGGACGCATGGCAGAACCGCAGGAACCACAGCGAATGACGCCGGAGAGCAGAGCATTCTCGGTGCGGCGGCCACGAAAGGAGGCACCAAGCTCCTTGTTCTGCTCGAGGATGTTTTGTGCCCGAACCCAAACGGCACCGGGAACAGCGCCGGGATGGTTGCCAACGGCGATGATCCACTGACTGGTGGGATTAAGGATGACAGTGTTTTCGTTGCGGGAAGTGCGGCCAAACGGCTGGAGGCCCAGAAAACCATCAAACTCGGACAATTCGGCGGCGAGTGCATAATCATGCGACGAGAAAAAACGGAAAGCATCAAGGTCTGCGGTGCAATATACGGGATTGACAAGCAAAGAGCGCAAAGTGGTGCGGGAATATTCAACGCCGGTGCGTGATCGGATGCCGTTGCGCAGGCAGTAAGTGACAAGCGCAGAGACGCTGCCAAGGGAGACAAACTGTTCGTATAGATGGCGAACTTTGTCCAGATCATCGGGGACAGGCTTAAGATAGAACCAGCCCTTGGAATCCTTACGGGAGACAAAGCCGGTGGGCGTGTTGCCGCCAAGCCAGCGACCCTGCCGGGCCATGGCGTGAACAGCATCACGGACACGTTCGGCCAAGGTTTCCCGCTCAAGCTGGGCAAAGACGGAGGCCACATAGAGCATTGCACGCCCCATGGGGGTTGAGGTATCAAAGTTTTCCCGGACTGAGACAAAGGATACGGCATGGCGCTGGAGCGTTTCGAGGGTGGCGCAGATATCACGGACAGAGCGGCCCATACGATCCAGACGGTAGACGTAGAGAACGTTGATGCGCTGAGAGCGAACATCCTCCATCATGCGGAGGAAGCCGGGGCGGTTGGTGTTTTTGCCGGAGAAGCCTTCGTCCTCATCGTAGACAACGAAGGTGCAGCCGGGGTACTGACGCTGAGCCAGATCACGGCAGAGAGCGACCTGGGTAGAGACAGACTCCGAGGCTTCGGCATATTTACTTTTGCGGGCATAAACACCAGCCACCACAGGGGAGGCGGCAGGCGAGGGCATGGGGAACCCCCTTTCTTTTTTTGACTGGAGTATACCTGAAGGATACCACGAAAAAGAGAAAATGCAACAAAAATTTTGACAAAACAAAAACCCGCCAAGAGGCGGGAGTGCATTATTCGGCGGGCGAATGTGGCAGGCGGGATCTGAGGCGAAAATAGAGGATAAGGCCGATACAGACCAGGAGCAGGACAACCAGAGGGACGATGAAGGCCCAGG